GATTTAGAAAAGGTCTTGTTAGAAATGATTAGAAGCCTCAAACACTACGTTGAAGCGAAAGATAATGAATGGTTTGAGGGAACACATTAAAGGTCGGTTAATTAAAAAAATTAAATCACAAATATGAATTTAGGCAACGCTATGGCGTCAGGCACACCAGCAACAACCACAGGTACTCTTTATGGTCAGCAATATTATTATGTTTCTAATCCACAAGATTTTTATAACCACAGCGACACAGATGGAATTTGGCCATTACAAGATTATGTTAATTCATTAACCACTATTAAAACTATGAACATCAAAGAAAAATTTATTCTGGCGATTACACCAGAACCGCAAAAATCATTCAGGAAAGCGGAAATAACCAATGGAGATAATATTTTAACCGACGACGGAGCTAAAATATTTCTTACTTGGCTATTAGAAAAAAACGCAGATGCGTTTAAAAAAGAAGTCGTTGACGACCTATTAAAGGAAAAGGACAAAGAAAATAATTAATTAACTTACTTTTATGGAGGAAACAAAAGTAGCAGACGGGTTTCTTGAACCAGACGAAAGCGATGAAACCCCGGACGCGGAAGAAGAAACCGATGCTGACGAGCTTTTAGAAGGCGAAGAGGAGGGAGAAGACGAAGAGGAGTAGTTTTTATAGGGCTGGGTAGCTTTTTAATGAATTTTTTCACTACCCAGCGCTATGAAAGATACCCTCGCAAAAATAATAATTTATGGTTTAGGGATTCTACTAATAACAGGATTAATTTACACAATATTTTAATGAAATACATATCAATAGTCGATTTCGATGAACATCAGCACTATCACGACCGTAAAATAGTCATTTGGATTAAGCTATACACGAAGATTCTAACTAGCTACAAAATCAAGAAATTAACCATAGCTGAGCGCTGGTTATACATAGTATTACTCCTACTTGCGCCAACAAAGTGTAACAAAGTTGTATATGATGTGTCTTATCTGTGTAGTATCTCCGACATTAGTCGGAAAACCATAATCATAGTTGGGCTAAAAAAAATGGTTAAATTGGAGCTAATTGAGATAAAAGAGTATAGACAAGGTCTAGATAAGGTCTATACAAAGTCTACCCTAAGAGAGAGAGAGAAAGAGAAAGAGATAGAGAGAGATATAAATTCTTTTAAAACTAACGTTTTAAATAAATCAACTAAGTTTCGTAATTCTTTATGAAAAACCTTTATTTATCTTTTAGTTGTTTCCTTTTAGTAGGAATAATAGTCGTAGGATTTATTTTGGCCGTGCCAAGAACCATTACCATTTATGCGGATTATATCCCTGAATTGGTTTTAGAAAAAGCACCAGAAGTTTCACCGGAGGTTTATGCGATTATTAAGTGTGAATCTAGTTGGAAAGAGGACGCGGTTGGAGATGGCGGCCGTGCTTATGGATTGGCTCAATTTCACCGCCCGACCTGGGACTGGCTTACCGAATTGTCGGGAAAAGACTTAGATTATAAAAACCCACAGCACCAAATAGAATTATTAACTTGGGCAATAGAGAACGGAAGGTCGTATCTCTGGACTTGCGCCCGAAAATTAGGGATATGAAAATACTGAACCTTTATGCTGGAATAGGCGGCAACCGCAAGTTATGGGGGAATGACCACGAAATCACCGCAGTTGAGCTTGACCCTAAAATTGCCAAGATTTATCAGGAGTTCTTCCCAAAAGATAAAGTCATAGTCGCAGATGCCCACCAATATTTATTAGACCATTTCAAGGAGTTTGATTTTATATGGAGCAGTCCGCCTTGTCCGAGCCACAGCAAAATAAGAAACGAGGCAGGCGTTGGCAGAGGACAAAATGAACCGATTTATCCCGATATGAAGATTTATGAGGAAATTATCTTAATGCAACAAATGTCAAAAATGAAAATCTTTAAGGGGAAATATGCGATAGAAAATGTTGTGGCATATTACAAGCCCTTAATAGACCCGCAGGAAATCGCAAGGCATTATATCTGGTCAAATTTCTTTATTCACCCATATAAAACAGAAACCCGGGGACACTGGGCGGACAAAAAAGAACTAATGAAATTAAAAGGATTTGAGGTAAATAACAGGACGCTATTAAGAAATTGCACAGAGCCCGAACTCGGTCTTCACATATTTCAAGAAGCATTTAGAAATTATCAAAAACTATTATGAAAATATACCCACAAATTTGTTTAATAGACGTTGATGGAACATTAACAAAAGAAACTTGTTTTACCCCGCAAGATTGTTTAAACGCCACACCAATAGAAAAAGTAATCAAGAAAGTAAACGAGTGGGCGATAACGCATTTGGTAATAATCTACACCGCCAGAAAAGATAACTTAATCCCCGCAACTTTAACTTGGCTAAGAAAAAACGGGGTAGAGTTTCACGCAATATCTAATCACAAAATCCCTGGGGACATTTACTTGGATAACAAGGCAATGCGACCAGATGAAATATAATAATTAATTTCTAAGGAGGAAACAATGAATTGGACAAAGAAACTTAAAAGGAGGTTGTTGGAGTGCGAAACAGACGAACAGCTGAAAAAGAACTTTCCCAGTCTTGCTCTCGAAAGTGCAAGGCGTATGCAAAGGAAGTTCAGGGTCGTAAGAAAAGTTGGCGGAAGAATTCACAGGGCAATTATCCTTCCCGACATCCACTACCCGCTTCACGATGAGCCCTCTTGGAACGCAGTTCTGCAGTTCATCCCCTGGTTCCAGCCGGACGAGGTTGTGCTCTTAGGAGACGCTTTGGAGATGCAGTCCATCGACCACTGGAAAGAGGAGAAAGGCAACCGCAGAGCCTTCAATGGTAAGAAACTTCTTACCGATTACGAAGGATTCATCCGCGACATCCTTGAGCCCCTTGAACAACTCTGCCCTAAAGCCAAGAAGGTTTATATGGGCGGAAACCACGAAGAGTGGGCTTACCAGATGGTTGACAGACAGCCGTCTCTTGAAGGGATGATTGAGCCCGAAATCGCAATGCACCTTTCGGACAGGGGATGGCAGTGGATTCCCCACCTGATTACCCAGTCGGGACGTTTTCTTCCGGGAATGTACCGTATCGGGAAACTTCAGTGGACGCACGGGCAGTACACCAACCTGTATCACGCCAATAAAATGGCGCAGGCCTACGACCGCTCAATCGCTTACGGGCACGTGCACGACATTCAGATGCACACCAAGGTTCACACCGAAGACCCGAACGACTTTCATTCCGCACAGAGCATCGGCTGTCTCTGTAACCTTTCCCCGGCTTATCTCTGGGGTCGCCCGAACAAGTGGATTCACTCTTTCGGCATCCAGTACACCCAGCCGAGCGGGCAGTACAACCTTTATGTGCCTGTCATCATCAATGGCACTTTCGTCTTCGCTGGGGAGACCTTTGGAAATTAATTACTTTTGGGGGCTGTTAAATGTCTAAAGAGAATGCCGACAAAAGGCAGTCAGCCCCTTCTCTTTAAATTAAAAATTAACTATTAAATTTATGAAATACAAATTTGCGGTTCAAAGATACGATGACAACGAAACAGAGGACAGACTAATGGGTTCGCCTCTATATGACCGCCCAGAAGAAGTTTTCTCGATAGAAATAAACGCAGATGAAATGGTTGAGTTGATGCAACACCTTTGGGACATTGGGGATAGGCGGAGAAAACAAATTAAATCTTAGGGAGGAAAGCATTAGAAATCACTTGGCGGGTCGGGGCTATTTCGTACCGCTCTGACCCAGCCCAAGTGGAATTATTCTTTCTTGTTGGTCGGGGGTGGGGAACGATGAAGGCTTAGCCAGGTTCGGTTCGCCCGAATAGTTGTTCCCGAACGCCCCCGCCCATCAAGAGCGAATAATAGTTGGAATTGTTCTTTTAGAGATGGGCTTTATGGGAAGCCACGGGTTGACCGTTAGGACAATACCAGTTTCCTGCCCATCTCTGAGAGAATAATCCAACGAGAAATAATAATTAACTAAAAGCTTATGAAAAAATTTAAGTTGACGAAAACGACAAAAGAATACTGGGGAGGAACGCTTTATCAGATAGAAGCCCTAAAAGATTTTAGCGATGTCTCAAAAGGAGATAAAGGTGGGTGGATAGAAAAAGAGGAGAACCTAAGTCAAGATGGCAATGCTTGGGTCTATGGCAATGCTTGGGTCTATGGCGATGCTCGGGTCTCTGGCAATGCTTGGGTCTATAAGAAAATAAAGTTGGTCGGCGAGTATTTTTACCACACAAAACAAAAATCAGAAAAGATTGAAATGGTTAATACATACGATGATAATTACGAAACTCTTGCTTGCGACCCTAAAATAGAAGAAGAAAAACCCGAAACAAACCTAAAAGGCAAAAAGGTCAAAATCAGAATTGATGGCGGGCAAGTGCGAAATTTGCGGAAGATATTTTACTACAGAAGACGGAATTAAATTTCAAAGATTATAACTCCCTATGATTAAATTAAACACAAATAATAATTGTTTGATGTTGGTCGGGAAGAATAATTTAATATGAGACGCTTCGTCTCGCCAGATTACTGGTTTCCTGCAGAAGTATTGACCAAACTTCCCGTCCATCATCAGACCGTTATTAAACACAAATAATAATTAACTAATAAACTAATCGTGGTTTTCTTTCAAAAAGAAAATCCACGGAAAAGAAACAAACATATGACAACATATTTAATTGTCGGAATAGGCGTAGTAGTGTTCGTGGTCGGAATCATCATTGGCAAGTGTTCGGAAGATTATAAAAGATATTATCCGCCATATCTAAATGACTACACCAGTTATTGGGACTACAACTTTCTTAAATCTAAGAATAATCAGTTGGAAGCAGAAAATTATACATTGCGACAACAATTCTGGTATCCACGCTATTATTGTCCTTCCCCTTATTGCGTATCAGTAAAGGAATTTAGGGAAACGGAAACGCAAGAGATCATTGATAAACTAAAAACCGCTATAAAACCATTAGAACAACTTAAAAAGGAATTGAATATAGAATAAATTATTAACCCCAAAAAAAGATTAAGTAGTATGTTAAATGATTTTGTAAGAACGCCAAGAGTAATAACGGAAGCGTTGTTAGAACACGAGAAGTTTGATGGCGAAATTCTTGAACCTTGTTGTGGCGATGGGGCAATTTCGGAAGTTTTGACAAGAGGAGGATATAAGGTTAGGTCATTTGATAAGTTTGATTATGGGTATGGCGAGCAGAAAGATTTATTTGAAATCAGTGAACAATACAACAATATAATAACCAACCCACCATTTACCCAACAACAACTCGTCAAGAAGCACCTAATGGGACTGACAAAAAAGAAACTTGCTTTGTTATGGTATGTTAAAAATCTTGGAAACGAAATAGAAACCAAGACATCTAAAAATCTTAAATGTGTTTATGTGTTCAATAAAAGAGTGGAATGGCAAGAAACCAAATTGGGGTGGTTATTCGCTTGGTATGTTTGGGAAAAAGGATACGAAGGCGACATTACCATTAAAAGAATTAACTATAAAACTAATACATTATTATAAATTAACCCCAAAAAAAGATTAAGTAGTATGAAAAAAGATGTATTGCTTAGAAAAATTGAAAAGCTAAGAAAAGATGGCGGATATGGATTACAAGAATTATTTGACAAAAATTATGATGGCGGTTGTCCGTGCTTTTCGGGAGAGTTTGATGTTGGCGGAAAGAAACAGGAAGTTTGGGGTAGATGTTGGCGAGTTTCTGATAACACACAAGACCTTCATTTTTTTGGAGATATAGAAATCGGCAAAGCAATTAAAAAATGTTTAGATGCCCAAAAGTGGTATAACAAATATACTTTAATAATCCACGATAAACCATTTTTAATTAACCCATAACAAAAAGATATGAAAAAAGAAAAGAATAAAGTAGGAGATGTTATAAAAATTGAATGGGACGATGCTTTTAGTAAAAGTGGATGGTGGGACAAAAATGATTTAATAAGTGTCGCCCAAAACATTAAGCCCATAACATCTATTGGAATGTTGGTTTTTGAAAGCGATAAATGGTTAATTTTGGCACTATCTAATTCAAATGACAAAACCTTACGAGAGTGGGGACATATTTGCGGAATATTAAAAAGTTCAATAATTAAAATAACTAAAATTATATGAAAAAATACGATAAAGAAAATTATCAAATATGTCCTGAATGTCAATTTGAAAAAGGTCATAGTCGTGGCTGTTCTAAGTTTGTTGAACCGAAAAACCCGCAAAAAGACCAGCAAGGCAAATGGGAAGAAGAATTTGATAAAAAGTTTGAAAGTGTTGATATTGGCTCTGGATACAAAATGAAATTACCATACCAAGAAGAAATTAAGCAATTCATAAAGGATTTATTAGCCCAAGAAAGAGAGCAGGTTATAAAAGAGATTGAGGATTTTAAACTAAGCGACTTATTTAAGGGCGGGGATATTATACGAGTTGATTGTTTGTGTGCTGAATTTCAACACGGAGTAGAAGAAGCCCTAAAGAGAATTTTAACCAAATTAAGAGATAGAAAATGAATGATTATAAACGAAAAAAACGCATATAAGATTTTTGAGAAAGCGATTAAAAAATTGGGAAAAGCCGAAATTAAAAGCAAGGGATTTGGATTTTGGGGAACAATAGAAACGCCATACGGAAATATTTATGGATATGGAGATAAAACAAGGGCAGATAACAAGGAATCAAAGGCGTGGTTTTTAACCAAATTAAGAGATAGAAAATGAAAAAGGACAAATATAGATTAAAATACTGTAAATACTGCAACAAGCTGATAGGCAAGTTCAAGCTGTATAGCATAAAAGATACCGGTAAGATTATTTGTCCCCATTGCAAGAAGATAAACGAGATAAAAATTAAAATAACCATATAATCTTTTCAGTTAGTAGATAAACTGATTACGGCTTTACGAAGCTCGACAACTTTACGAAGTTGGCTCGGGCTTTTTATTTTATGAGTATAGTTTATGACGAAGACGGACAATTTGATGTGTCAGATGACGGGCAGTTTGCTAATTCATTAGAAGAGAAGGCAGATGTATCACTTGTATTAGAAAAACTACCACAGGGGCTAAAAATAGTCGCAGAATTGATTTTAAAAGGGGCAACACAGCAGGAAATAGCCGATAAAACAGGGTTAAATCAAGCCACAATTTCAAGGCGTGTAAAACGCATAAAACAGATAGTCCCACTACTATAATTAATATAGAGGGTGATAAAAGCCCTTTACTAAAAATACGCCCAAATGCTTAAACTCAAGCGAACTTAACTGGTTTTTAGCACCTTTATGGTGTTTTTTGGGCAATATAAAAAACCGAGACATTCCGCCTCGGTTAGAATCCACTGATAACCAGTAAGATTGAAAATTCCTCCTAATCAGTAAGATGAAACAATTTTCCGCCTATCACTTGCCAATTTTCTGCCTATCACTATCAATTCCGCACTTTTACATAACAAAAAACCGACAATAGCAAGGTATTAAATTGTCGGCTTAATTGTGGCTAAGTGTTAGCTTAGCGATTGTTTAAGCGATTGTTTGTTTTGTCTCTCGTTGAAACATTTGGGGCAATAGCATATCTCTTTTTCGTTAAATTCTTTAGTGCAAGCATTGTTCTGTAATTGTTTTAGCACGGAGATTGCATTTCGCTTTATTGTTTCATTATCAGAGCTTAATAATTCCCCAAGAGTAATTTTAGAGTAATCCATATCAGTTTTTTACTTTCATTTTAATTCTTATTATTTCACGGATTTCGGGAGTTATGTTTATGTTAAATCCATTTTCAAGATTTTCACAAACAATATCAACCCCAATCCAATCTCTCATACTTTCACCCCAAGCACCTGTTTCTCCGTTGATTGCGAAATATGCCTCTACCTCTTCGTTTATTTGTTTTGAGTAGTCCATAGGCTTATTGGATATATTCATAATTATACTTAAGACCTTTTTTGCTCAACGATTTACCAATAGACCGTAGGGCATAAGACAATGTTTGTTTGTCTGTTTTTCCAAGTTTGACCGTAAACCAATAGTTTGCTTCCCAACTTCCAACCCTAGCGTAAGCATTGGCTCTTTTTTCTTCAATTGTCCAATCAAAAACTGATTTATTGCTCCCGTCCCAAAAACCACTAATGGGTTTCTCTAATGTAATTCTCAATATCATATTTTGTTAATGAGCTATCCCTTGCAATAATAACCCTTAATCATTGCCCTATAGCATTTTACCATAAGGCAATTAAAAGAGCCACTAAAAAAGAACAATAATGCCTGTATAAATAACCGCAAAGGCCATTATACCGGCAAAGAACGCAACACTCCAAAGAACAAGGCAACCAAGATAATTGTATATCTTTTTCATAGGTCCTAAAAGTTATTAATTATTAATTCTCTATCCCGCCCACTACCTCGCCAGAAGTAATGAGCGGAGAAGAAAACTCTATTTTATCAAGTATTCGCATTCTTTTTCATATCTGTTTTTAGCATTAGCAAGTCGCTTATAAGTCCACACCTTCGGCATTTTCTCCATTAAGTAAGGATAAGAGACAAGCACCTGATAATACTTTTTATCCTCTGTTTGTGAAAGTCGAACTTCTTTGCCAATCATTCTACTTACAACATTATCCTTTTTTGATTCTATTATTTTATTCATATTTTTTCAAAGAGCTGGCGAACTCTCAAATTAAAACCGCCCCGGAGCAACTTTCAGGTAAATCTCCGAAGCGGTTTAAATGCCTCAAATAAAAAAGCCTGAAAGTTTAAGACCTACTATTTAAAAGTACTCACTCACTATATAAGACGTTTAGCTCACCACTTTTATTACACTTTAAGAATATCGCGGAAATAAAACCCTGTCAATAGCACCTGTGGATAGCTCATAAAATCATCATACCATAAACAAGATTAAAAGACAATTAAAATGTGTCCCAAAATACAACCAATAAAAGCAAAGATAATAGCAAAGACATACCTTGATAATGGTATGGATATGACAAAAACGGCAAGAGAATTAGCGGGTAATAAAGATTTAGCGCAGGGGACAATATATCAAAAATCAAACCAATGGTTAAAAAGCCCAGAAGTAAATGAAGCCCTAATAAATTTATTAAAGGACGCAGGGATAGAAAAGCAAGATATAACAGAGATGATAGCTGGATTAATAAAAGAATTAGCTAATAGCAAGGAGACTACTGCATATAAGGGAGAGGTAATTGAATCCAATGTAAGTAATTATAAGGCAAGGGGTAGATTGTTAGAGGTTTTATTAAAAAGTTTACTTGAGACAAATAAGTCAACAACTCATCAACATCTCCACTTAGAAGGCAAATCCGACGAGGAAATTAAAAAATTAATTACCGACCAATTAAAAGAAATGGAGGAATTAGGGGTAATTAAAAAAGGCGAGTACGTGTCAAGGGGCGATTAAGCTAAAATAGGGGCATATTACAACACAAAGGCAAGGAGCGACTAATTATGGAGCTAAATAAGGCCGATTTTCTGCGCTTGTGCGACATTATATAAGCATAGAATATACACGGACATATTAATAACACAGGGTAAATAAATACATATACCCACCCCCCGTCATCGAGGCGCGGGAGTCCCAATAAAATTTATCTAATTACCTTCCCCCACTGCGAAATAAAAATTATGAAATTGAAAATCTGGTTAATAGCTATCATAGTTTTCAAATGGAAAATAACCTTTTCACTTTTCAAACTACTGGAAAGATATAAAAACTGGTGGCTTAAAATCTTGGGTGCTTCTGCTTTAAAAACGGACATTGGCAAGGCTCCGAGGAAACCTGTGGCGGTAATTGATAGTGATTACCGTGAGAGAGCCGCTAGGACACGTAATTTAATTAAAAAAAGGGAGGAGGAAAGCAAAATATGGACTGGGACAGAAAACTAAGGGACATTGAGCGTGGCTGGGATAATCGGGCTAAGAACCGTGAAAAGTCCCGCGATGAACAGATGGCGATTGAACGGGAACGAGTGGCAAGGAGGGGTCAGGAGATGTCGGAGAAGTTCAGGAGGTTGTCTGGCAGTGATAAAGAGAGGGTGATTAAAGATACCCTACAGCCCACGGGAAAGACCAAGGATGCTTTTTATAAGACCTACGGCTATATCCCCGGGGAAACCGACCCCGCGAAAGCAGACGAGGTTAAAAGGAGGTTCAGGGACGAAAGGGATAACGCCAAATATAAGAAATTTTACTAGAGAATTACCAACATGAATAGAATTTATTGCGATAATTGCGGTTGCGAAATAACCGCCGAAGAGTGCGGAAGAATAGCTTATGCTAAAAAAACTTTCTCATTTGTGGAAAAAACATCAGTGCCGGGCATACGTACTTACACGATGGATTTGTGTGATAAGTGCGTGGATGGGGTATTGAAGAATTTAAATGAACTCAAGACTAATCGAGGAATATCAAAAGAACCAGGAGATACTCTCAAGGGCAAGAAGGGCTAATTGGAAGGACGTTAAAAACCTCCCGCAGTTTGCCAAATATTACTTTCCGCACATTTTTGAAAACAAAACCCCTGAGTTTCATTACGAGATATTCGAGATGATGAAATTCTCAAGGGTGGGCATCGGAGCCCCTCGTGGATTTGCCAAGTCAACCATAGTCCAGAAGATGTACGGCATCTGGCTGTTGATGAACAAAGAGGGAGCCGACATATTATCAATTTCAAACTCACAAGACCTAGCCCAGGAGTTTGTCAGGTTCATTAAAATCGAGCTTCAGAACAATGAAAGACTAAGGACTGACTATGCGGAGTTTCAATGGGGGGATAATATCTCAACCAAGTGGACGGAATCGCACATTTCTATTGACAAAGACCGCAAGATGTTTTCCCAGATGAGAGCAAAGGGCAGGGGATGTCAGGTTCGTGGTTTCCGCCCGACAAATATCCTTTGCGACGACTTGGAAGACGATGAATTAGTCAGGTCTGAAGACAGGAGAAAGGAGTTAAGGCAGTGGTTTCTGGCCGCGCTGATGCGCACGATTAAAAAAGAACAGCAATTAGTGGTAATCGGCACGAAACTTCACCCACTAGCGCTCTTAACGGAGATTTTAGATAAAAAAGAATACTTCTCGGACTGGGAAGTGCGCACATTTAAAGCATTAGAGTTAAAAAATGGGGAGGAAAAGTCAATTTGGGAGGACAGATTCCCCACTGTATGGCTTAAATCCGAGAGAAAGAAAGATGTTTATTCTTTTCAGGCTGAATATCAGAACGACCCACTGGCAGGAACAGAGCAACTTTTCAAAAAAGAATGGTTGGATAAGGCGAAAGAAAACTATCCTATGGTTTTGCCTGCGATGAAGATGGTGGTTATCGCCATTGACCCAGCAATTTCAACAAAAGAGTATGCCGACAATACAGCGTTCTGTGTTTGTGGATTGGGAGTTGACGGAAATGCTTATGAGATTGAAACTGTAGCAGGCAAATACGGCACTTGGCAGTTTGTCGAGGAGTTCTGGAAAATTTACAACAGATATACGCAAATATTTAAATACCTGACGCTTGGCGTAGTAATTGAAACCTTCGCCTTTCAGCAGGTATACGAAAAACTCTTAAAAGAAGACGCAAGGCAGAAGAAGATATTTTTAAATATTCGTCAAGTTGACCTTGGAACAGGGGAAGACAAGCGACCGAAAGACAAGTTTTCCCGCGCATTGTCAATTACACACTTTTTTGAGCAGGAAAGGGCGTTTATTAAAACGCTTGACCTATACGAAGAGTTAATGCTTTTTCCTACGGGAGCACACGACGACAGGGTTGACGCGTTGGTGTACGCATTTACGTACATTCAAAGACGCGGAGGTGGAGCAATCATCACTGGCCCGAGAGAATTTAAACAATTTGAAGTAGGTATAAATCCTCCAAACTATATGGAGTGGTTAAAAAAGAAACAACAATATAAGGATTGGAGGACAATCTAATGGATAACTTAACAAACACGGAGGCGACAGAAAAAATCAAGATAGATATTGAAACCAAAGACGAGGACTTGGTCAAGATTATCAACTTTTGGATGAAAGAATCATCCACTCTTCACGACGAACTGAAAAGGGTTCAGGACGAAAATGAAAAGTATTACAAGGGCAATCAGACCAAGAAAGGAGAAATCCCTGCCCATCAGTCGGACGCAGTGGACAACAGGATATTTTCATCACTCGAAACAATCGTTCCGATTATCACCGCCAACCCACCGCAATGGGTGGCAGAACCGGCGCAGAATACCGAGGAATCGGAGATTCTTGCCAATATGGTTCAGCAAATGCTGGCGGCGCAATACCAGATAAAAAACGTCAGGGATAAACTGCGGGAAGCAATCCGTTATATGTTGCTTTACCGCATTTTTTGTATCAAGGTTTTCTGGGACGAAACCATTAACGATGTCAACTTAAAAGCTGTCAGACCGCAGAGAATATGGATTCCTCCTTATGGATTATGTACTGATGAGCTTCCTTATATTATTGAAAAAATCGATATGACCTTTGAAGAAATAGAATACTATTTCGGCAAAGACACTTTGAAAAAAATAGGCGAAATGCCCGCAAATCCCGATGATGAAAAATCTTTAATTGAAAGAGTAAGGACTATATGGGAAGTATGGACTGACGATATGGTTGTTTGGAAATACGGAAACGAGATATTAAAAAAACTACCTAATCCTTACTGGGACTGGGAAGGAACACAAGGCGAAGAAACCGAAGAACTTAGATTTTTCAACCACTTTGCCTACCCGAGAAAGCCCTATATTATGCGTTCCCCATTTACCTTGGGAAACCAACTTGTCGGGGATACGGACTTGATTCAACAGGGAATACCTTTACAGGATATTATTAATACCCACGTCAGGCAGATTACCAACTGCGCCAATAAAACAGGCAACCCGAGATTATTAATTGATTCCGAAGTAATGACTCAAGAAGAAGCGAGTTTAATTACCAATGCCCCCGGCCAGATTTTAATGGGAGACGGAATTGCTAATCCCGAGAAGTTCAGATATGAGGACGTAAAACCTTTGCCGAATTACATTTTTGAAAATATGGTTCATTCGGAAAATGAACTGGATAATATTATGGGAACGCACTCCACAACCCGTGGGGAAAGAAGCGAACCCGAAACATTAGGTGGAAGGATTCTCTTAAAAAATCAGGATTACGGAAGAATCGGAGACATTGTCGGATTACTTGAATCTGCTGTTGCGGAAGTAGGAAACTGGTTTATTCAGTTGTTTAAAATGTATTACGACCACACGGTTACCGTTAAGCTCTTCGGGCCCGCTGGAATTGCCTTTATTTCGCTTACCAGAGACCAGATTGAGGACGGATTGGAGATTATCATCAAGGCTGGTTCAACGTTGCCTACAGACGAAATTTCAAAGCATAACGAGGCATTACAATTATGGCAGATGGGAGCACTAGACCCGATTACCTTATATGAAAGATTAAAGTTTCCCAACCCAGACGAAACCGCACAACGATTGATTTTATGGCAGATGGGACAACTTGTTCCCGGACAGATGCCACCAATGGCACAGGCAGGACAGCCAGGCATGGGTGGAACCCGACAACCAGGAGTTACAGGAAACGAGGGAATGGCTTTACAAAAAACACAACTAAGACAGCAGGGAAATTCAATTAAGAAAGGAGTTTAAATTTTAAAACAATAAGGACAAAACCTTACCAAAAAATGTTTGCGACACACAAGTCGTAAAAATGACCATTAAGGTGTGGACAAAACCACCTAAAAAAATGAATTAATATGACCAATGAAATTACGGGCGATATGCCCGCACCAGAGGAGCTGGAAACCTCTGAGGAATCATTACCCGAAAAAACCGAGCCAGTGGACGATGAGTCTGCCGAGGAGGAGGAGCCGAAAGTTCCTTTGTCCCGTTTGAGAAAAGAAACGGAAAAAAGGCGTTCTCTCGAATCGAAGTTAAACGAGTTCGAAGAAAAACTTTCCAAAGTCGAGAAGGGTAGCAATATCACTAACGACGAGGAAAAGAAAGCCAGGGACTACCTTAAAAACATGATTAAGGAAACCTGGTCTGAACTGCGTGAAGCAGAGAAACGAGAACAAGCGCAACAAGATAGTGTCTTCAAAGAAACCTTTGCCGAAATTAAGGAATCATATCCCGAAATGGCAAAGAACGAAAAAGCCTTCCTGAAATTTCACGAAGAAGGAAGATTTGAGGACAATGTTAATGGTTTATGGGGAGCCGCTAAAATCTTTTCAGAAATGAAAAAAACAGGCGGTACAACCATAAAACCAAAACTGCCCTCTGGGGCAAGAACATCCGATAAAATCAAAAACTCTTATAATATTAAGGGCAAAGATATTTATCAGATTATTGCCGACGCAAAAGAGGAGGGAAAATCTGCGGGACAATTATAGGAATGAGTACACTTCAAAGGTCTAAAACAAATATAGTGGAGAAAAACAAATGTCAGATTTCGGAAATTTCATCGATACAATTACACAGGACAGAATAGTCCCTAAAGTTACTGACAACGTTCTCAACGAAAACCTCTTGTTCGGTATTCTTATGAAAAATAAGAGACCGGCTGGCGGCCCAGAAATAAAACTCCCGATTAAGTACACAACCAATACGGCTGGCGCAACTTACGCGGGATTTGAAACCTTAAACACTAACCAGGTAAACACAAGAGTGTATGCAACGGTAACCCCGAAGCAGACAGCTTGGCCTGTTGCGGTTTCCGGTATCCAGGTCGCAGTGAATAAGGGCCCTGAAAAGGTTCTTGATTTACTCGCAACCGAAATGGATAGTGTTGCAGCTGATATGGCTGACAACATTGGCACTCAGATTTATTCTGATGGCACAGGAAACAGCAGCAAATACATTACCGGCTTAGATGCAATGGTTGACGATGGGAACGGAACAGGTACTTATCTTGGACTCGCACGTTCAACATATACCACTTGGTTGTCAAATCTTGACTCTTCTTCAAATGCTATCACAATAGCGGAAATCGCTGCCTCTTACCAGGCTGCGGCAATCGGTACAGACGAACCTAATTTGGGCGTAACAACCCCGACTGTGTTCGCCACGATTGAAGGCCTGTTGAATGCCACCCTTAACTGGGTGAATTACAACGGCTATGTTCCGGCTGGAACCTCCGGCGGTGATATTACAAAAGGAAGAAGTGCAGAGATTGGTGTTTCAGCTCTTTATTACAAGGGCAAACCGATAATCTCGGATTACAAATGTACTTCGGGAAGATTCTATTGGTTAAACACCAAACACATCTGGGTATATGTTTGGCCGTCTCCTGATTTTCCGGGGTACGTTTCTAAACCGAACTACAACGGATTTATCTGGACTGGATTAAAACTCCCGACCAACCAAGATGCTTCAGTAGGACACTTCTTGTTCTATGCTAACTTAGCTACCGATGCTTGCAGACTCCACTCATATATGACAGGAAAATCATAAAGCTATGGCAAGTCTATCAAGTTTTATTCAAATCTATCCTGGTGACACTTCAGTAGTGGACAGTGTTCAGCAATACCCATTAGGTCAACGAGCCGTTGACAACGCGGGCAATGAATACGTCTACCTGAAAGGCGTTAGTTCTAACGCCGCTGGTGCCTGGGTCAGTTTTGATGAAGCTGGAGCAACTACACTTCTAACGACAAATTGCGTTGGAAGAGTGGGTGTCGCAATGGCTGCGATTGATTCTACTTCTGAATATGGGTGGTATCAGGTTTACGGGAAAAACGAAATTGCGCTCGGAACATCTGGCGCGATTACAGACGATACATTGGTTTATACTTCCGCTTCCGCAGGAACTCCTGATGATACAGACGCCAGTGGCGAAATGGTCATTGGAGCTTTTTGGAGAGCAGAAACAGCTGGTGTAGCTACCGTGGAACTTAACTATCCATTCGTAATCAACGCAGCGATAGATTAAACCCATATATTATATATGGCTTATCTAACCTCAAAAGTAGGAAAAATTTACGCTGGCGATACTTCAATAGTTGATACTTCCGCTAAACATCAAGTTGGCACAAGAGCAATCGATTCTGATGGTAATGAATATATTTACCTTCAGGGCGTTGCTTCTACTGCTGCTGGAGACTGGGTTAGCTTTGACGAAGAGGGTGTAACAACCAGACTCGTTGAAGATGCCCGTGGCAGAGTAGGAATTGCAATGGCCGCGATTGTAGCGTCATCTTATGGGTGGTATCAAATATTCGGCGTTAATGAAATCGCCAAAGGAAGAAGTGGAGCAATCAGCGATAATTCGTGCCTTTACACTTATTCTACTAATGCTGGCCAAGTCGACGATGTCGACGGGGACGCATCTGGTGAAATGGTTATCGGCGCATTCTCGCGCTCTACAGACACCTCTGGTGTTTTCACGGCTGAATTAAGGTATCCAATGGTTATCAATGCAGCTATCGATTAGTTGATTGTAAACTGACTTTCCCCCGCGAGACTCTTGTAAGTCTGGGGGAAAGAAGTTCGCAATTAAAGGTCGCTTAATAATTAGGGGAGGTACTAATATGGCAATCTATACACCATATCCATTCACGAATATTTCAAAGAATATTTGGGTGGGAAGACACGATAACGAGGATTACATCTTCCAGCCAGGAGAAACAAAATATCTGCCTTCGTTTTTAGTAAGCGGTTTCGTAAACCACTTCATTAACTGGGCGATAAATTCCGAAGAGTTCGGGATTAAAAAGGAAGACGGTACATTTGACAAGCCGAAATTCCTGACCGACAAGAGGTCAGAAATGGAATCCAAATTGAGAAACGAGAACTATAAAATAGTTCCCAATACTGTTTTACCGAAGGAGGGAGGCGCATATAAATGCGATATTTGCGGTAAAACATTTAAAAATCAAGGTGGGCTGAACCTTCACAAAACAAGCCACAAAACTAAGGTCGAAACACCTGTCCAATCTTAAAGATTGGATGGAGCCATTCGAAGTTCAAAATCCTCCTATGGACAACTTATGGCTCCGTTCAGGGCTTTAATGCTTCTCTATGAGAAGCACCTGCATACAGCAGGGGAGGAAATTAATATGGCAATTTCACTAACACCAGTATGTGCAAAGGAGTGCTTAAATGGAACAGTTGAATTAGTTGGTGCGGTTGCTTCCACAATAAAAGTTGGAACCGACAATATGTCGGAAAGGAAGTGGTTGTTTATTCAAAACGCTTCTAAGAATCCAGTTTTTATCGGATGCAACAGCGCAAATGGCACAGCAATGACCGCATACTTATTAGCAAAAAAGGGTATCAAGGTCAAAGCGGGTGGAGAAATTTGGTTGCCAGTAGCAGATTCAATTAATGTCTATGCCAGACTTCTTAATTCTGCAACCGTCGGAAACGGACGATTGAGAATTATGGAAATGGCTTAACTATATGAATTTAGGATTATTAGAATCATCGCTTACTTTCACAACCTCATCTTCTTCAACCTCGTCTTCAACTAGCACGAGTTCGAGTACTTCGAGTTCAACTTCATCGAGTTCTTCAACAAGCACCAGTAGCTCTACTTCGACATCTTCGAGTAGTTCTTCAAGCACTTCTACAACAACAACAGCTGGCGGATAAACTATGACAAATGGAGGCAAAAAGAAGGTGGGGGTCTTAACCACGTTTTACAATATCGACCCGGCATACAGCTTGGCTTCGATAGTGGTTGACCAATTAACCGTGCTTAAAAAATACGGTTATAACCCAGTGTTCCTTGTACACGATAATTTCAACGATGACGCGAAAGTACCCGAGGGCGTTGAAATCAGAAAAGTAATACCTCGGTTCAAATTAGTTGATTATTCTGCCACATCTACCTTGGCTGACGATTTCGAAAGCCAAGTAGATGCGGTAGCGAAAGCATTAGAGGAAAACTGCCAGGATATTGATGTTATGTTCACGCACGACATTATATTCCAAGGCTGGTTTCTTCCGTATAATGCGGGAATCCGCAAAGCGAAACTTAATTGTAAGTGGCTTCACTGGATTCATTCCGCACCATCACCAAGACCGAACAACTTGAAATATCCTTTCGAGTTGAGATACACACTACCGCCTAATTCAAAGCTGATTTATTTAAATCACACAGATGCTTTAAGGACAGCGGAAATGTATGGAGCTTGGTTAAAAGATGTTCGGGTTGTCCACAACATTAAAGACCCGAGAACATTCTGGAAACTACACCCGCTAACTTCGGAACTGATTGACCAATACGGATTATTGGAAAAAGACGTAATTTCGATTTATCCGGTATCTACTCCGAGAATGGTTGACGGGAAGCAGGTTGATAAGGTTATCAGAATGATGGCAAAGATTAAAAAGCAGAACCGCAAGGTTTGCTTGGTGGTTTGTAACGCACACGCCAACGCAGACAAAGACAAGAAACTTGTCGAGGATATGATTAAACTCGGCAGGGAGAACGGATTAGACCACACCGACTTGGTGTTTACATCTTTCCACGACATACCGAAATGGGAACACGGAGTTTCTAATGAAGTTATTTCAGACTTATTTAGAATTTCAAATGTGTTTATTTTCCCAAGTAAATCGGAAAATTGTTCACTTATATTATTGGAGGCAGCACTTTCAAAAAACCTTTTGGTTTTAAACGAGGACTTCCCGCCAATGAAGGACTTTTTCCACGAACAAGCATTGTATTTCAGGTTTAGTTCATTGATTCAAAGAACCGACTATGACAACGAGGAGGGGTGGTACGAAGACGTGGCGAAAATAATACTTTCCGAATTGAAAGAAAACAAGGTCATAAATTCATTTAACAGGGCAAGACAACGCTTTAATATGGATTTCATATTTAAGGAGCAAATCGAGCCACTTCTCTATGAGTAATCCATCAGATTTATCACCGACAAAAGACGGCAAGCCCTATATGGAAAACGCCTATACTCCTTTGACTAATCAATACCAAAGGAACCTGGGAATGTTTTTAAAAAATGGGGTCGCCCTACATCACACTCAGAGGTCAATGTACGAGTTCATAAAGAACTTTTGTAGGACTTCAGTACTGGAACATCCGCAATACCCCAAGTACATATGGAAACCGAAAATCTGCGACATAGGTTGTGGTTCGGGTATAGGTTCAAATATTATGTCGCAAGAAGCGGACTTTGTCTGGGGAATTGACCGAGACGAGGGAAGCATCAAGTTTGCTAAACAGATATTTGAAAGGCACAAAAACAACATCTATTACACGCCACAGCTTACATTTGACGTGATTGACATAGAAAACCAACCAAGAACAATGATGGAGTTTGATATTGTAGTGGCAATAGAGGTTATTGAGCATTTACCGAATTATCAGGTTTTATTCGACTTTATTAAAAGGCTATGTAAAAAAGACAAGAACGGAAAGTTTCTTGAACCAGGAGAGGGAGGTACGCACGTTTTCATATCTTCTCCGAACAGGGATAATCCGAAACTTGATATGCCCAATCCGAAAAACAAGTATCACGTCAGGGAGTGGAGGATAGGCGAGTTTTACGACTTGCTTACCAAAAACTTTAAGTATGTAACCGTGATGGACGAAAAAGGTACTCCTGTTGATTTAGACCACAAAGGGATGATTATCTTTTCCCGCTCACAAACACCGCAATGAAGCTAAGCGTGATTATACCCTGTAGAAACGAGTTCCCGAATGTAGTTTTCACGATTTATTCAATCGTCAATGATTTAGAAACATTCCTAAAGCCGGGCGACTGGGAAATCATTATTGTCAATAATGCTTCAAATGACGAGGTTTTCGAAAAAAAAGCCACAGGAGGAACAACTGACTACTTAATGGGCAGGGGAATGTATTGGAATGGATTATTAAGGGTAGTTTACGACCCGTTGGCAGGAAACCACTCAGCAAGAAACAAGGGCGCAGAAGTTGCCCTGGGAGACTATATCTTTATTTCAGATGCCCATATGGCATACAACGTCGGGTTCTTTAAGTCAATGCTTAAGACCTGCGAAGAATCGGGTGGCATAGTACACGCAACAATAAACTGGATGGGAGCATACCCGCCCACGCACGTAGGATACCAATACACGATTAAATTAGGGGAAGAAATTAAAGGAACGTGGAGTAATGTTACGCCCTCGACAGATAAGTGGTTTTATATACCCGCGCAGGGACACTGTTCTTTAATGATAAACAGGAAGCAGTTTCTTGATTTTGGAGGATACCCACTATATCATCGCACATACGGAGGTGGAGAATTTTACTTAAATATGAAGTGGTGGATGTTCGGTTCTTGTGTGGTCTGCGACCCAAACGCATTTGGTTATCACTTGGCAGCTGGCAGGGGATACAGTTATTCTCACGAAAGAGAATATTTACACAACGTTCTTTATATTGGAAAGATTTTAGGAATGGATGACTGGACTGAAAGGGCGTACATCAACTGGTTAAGGCATCACAATAAAGAAGTTATGGAGCTAACAATGAAAGAAGCCGAAGAAGAAGCGAACAGGGGAGAACGCAAGTTTGTGGAAAAACGCCGCAAGAAAACATTTAACGAACTAATAGTGGAACAGCCCTGGGACAAAATGAATGATGAAAGACTGGGCAGGCACGCTTCGGGATTATCGATATTTCAAGACACGATTATACCTTTATTTCAGGAGAATCCGTTTTCAAAAGAGGCGTGGGAAAATTCAAAATATCAAAAAGGCTTGGGGGATTTCATAGACAAAAACCTTTCAAAGTTTGTCTATGGGAGGGCTCGGTCTTAAATTTATGGAGATAAAAAAAATAGGAGTTATCGGGTACGGATATGTCGGACTGGCAATGGTTAAACTTTTACGAGACCATTACGAGTTAAGAATTTACGATATACAAAACAGCCCGAACACTAAAGCCGAAATAAATGAGTGCGATATGGCGGTTGTCTGCGTGCCTACGCCAATGAAAACAGACGGCACCTGCGATACTTCAATAGTTGAAGAATCAATCAAGTGGCTGAAAACACCTTTGATTTTAATCAAGTCAGCAGTGCCACCGGAAACAGTAGATAAACTGAAAGAGAAATATAAAAAAAGGATATGTGTTTCACCTGAATATGTAGGCGAAGGAAAGTACTTTGTCCAATACTGGAAATACCCCCACCCCACAGAAATGAAATATCACGACTTTGTGATAATTGGAGGGGATAAACAGGATGCTTCGGAAATGCTTGAACCATTTAAAAGGGTAATGGGCCCGCACGTACATTACTATATTACAGACGCAAAAACAGCTGAGCTTACCAAATATATGGAAAATTCTTGGGGAGCGACAAAGGTTACTTTTTGCCAGGAGTTTTACGAAATAGCCAAAACATTCGGGGTTGACTACAACGAGCTAAGAGAATTGTTTTGTGCTGACTCAAGAGTCGAGAAAATGCACACATTAGTATTTAAAAATAACCGAGGATTCGGAGGGAAGTGCTTTCCAAAAGATGTTAATGGAATCGTTAAAGCAGCGGAATCCGCAGGATACGAACCAGCATTATTAAAGGAAGTGCTTAAATCAAATGAAAAATTTAGAAAACTTACTTAAAATTGACATTAAAAGACCGTTCGGAATTTTCTTAAGCGGGGGACTGGACTCCGGTTTATTGGCCGCACTATTAAAGCCCGACTTTGCGATTACCTGTACTTTTCCTGAATACGACGAATTGGAATACGCCAAAGCGATTACCGAGCATTTAGGGATTAAACACTATATTTTTACCCCGCCAAAAGAAGATGTAAGAATTGAATTTGAACACGCAGTAAATATTATTGGTAAACCGATTAACTCGGTAAGTATTTATCCCTGGTTTAGGGCATTAGAATATGCCAAGAAACTGGGCGCAGAAAGAATGGTTGGAGGAGAAGGAGGAGATGAGAATTTCTTAGGATATTCAAGATACATAATTTTAAATGTTATTTCACAACTATACAGAGCCGAGGAATTACAGAATTATAAACCAATGCTTAACCTGTTATTCGGTTCTATGAACGACTTGCACGAAAAATTGGTCGGGTTAAAAGCACCGGAGTTTCCCAAGGAAAGAACCATTGAAGCAATAGCTGACTGGGAATATCACAATACCTTACCTGATGTTGTTTTAATGGAAAAGAAACTTGCCGAGCATTTCGGGATTGAGTTTTTCTGGCCGTGGATGCAGCAAGAAGTACACGAACTTGCCAATCAGATTCCCGAACACCAGAAATTAAGTGGCGGAACAACCAAGCTCTGTGTAAGGAAAATAGCGCTTAATTATTTACCCGAAGAAGTGGTTTGGAGAAAGCAAAAATCTGGGTTTGTTTCCCCAATACTTGATTGGCTGGGATTTGACCGAAAGTATAAATTTGATAAATCGGCTTACGTGGAGTATCAAAAGCAGATTCTATGTCGGTAAAAAATGATGATTTTTTATCAATAGTATTTGTTCACTACTCAATGAACGAGAACCGGGGGATTCTCTCAAAGAAGTCCCTCGATTCATTATTGGCGACAACTAAGAACTTTCCCTGTGAGATAATCGTTGCGGATAATGGAGGTTCGTTGGAAGACTCAAAATACTTTTTAGAGCTTTGCGATAAGGGTATTATCAATCATTATATCAGGAATAGTCAGAACCTACACTTTTCATACGCCAGAAACCAAGCAATAGAAACGTCCGAAGGAAAGTATATTGCTGTTGTGGATAATGACCTTTTTTATGAAGACGGGTGGATTGAAAAATGCGTTCAGGCATTAAGGGAAACCGAGGGTAAGAGGCTATTAGCCACGCCATTATGGGTAATTCCCCCACATAGAAAATTTAGCTGGGTTAAAAAGGTTGAAGGAAAGGAATATCTAGTTAATACATTTGCCGGAAGCAACTGCTGGATGATGCACCGCAAGGACTGGAAAAGAATAGGTAAGTTTAAACAGCACATTATAGCGGGAACACTGTGGTGTCGGGAATATGCCGAAAAGAAATATGCGGTAATTGTGGTCACGGAAGACGCAAATAAGGGGATTGTCCACGACCAAGGACAGGGATGTACGCCCAATGCTGGTTATCAAAAAAGGGGATATGAAAACGGCATAGATATAGGATATAAAAGATGGTGGAAGAAATTATCTAACGGGCAAAAAGTTTTAATATGCTAAGCGTTTTAATCACTGCTTATAATCAGGACGAAATGACCATTGCGCACTTGCGTGAGGCAATGAACTCCGAGATATGCCCTGACGAGATTGTGGTTGTAAATGATGGGGGACTGGATTTTAAAGACAAGATTGAAAAACTGCCGAGAAAATGCCCGATAATTTACGCTAGGATTTCACAGGATATTTTATGGAATCAGAATGGAGCGAGAAACCTAGCGTTATACCTTTCCCGAGGGGACATAATTGCCACCGAAGATAATGACCATATACCATCAAGGACTTTTTATAAACAAGGACTGGAGCTTTTAAAAGAATACGACAAAGTTGTTTGCCGAACAAGACGAGTTATTTCCCGAAACGATTTGAATAAACCACTAGAAGAATGGAAAGTATTGAAAACTCGTGGCTCGGCAAAGGTTATTGCTTTATGGAAACGAAATACACTACTAGATGTTAAGGGTTTCGATGAAGGATTCTGTGGAAAATACGGTTGGGATGTTCCTGATTTGGATTGTAGGACAATGATGTCGGGACTAAAAACAATTCATTCCGGGGAATATTTTGTGGTTGGTGATTGGCTTTCAAATGAAAACACAAGAGAAAAATACGAAGGTTCTTGGGCAACCAAGATGTCTCCGGGAAATTACCACCGCTATCGAAAGCACGACAGAGAAAGAGCTAACCAGTCTGATATGGGAATTTTAAACTTTAACTACGAAGTAATAAGATATGCGTAAATTTATACCAGCGTTTGTTGACCACCTTTCAAGATATATCTTCGCCACAGAAAGGGCTTACAAGAAGAATGTGATTGATTTGGGTTCAAGGGACGGGTTCGGTTCAGTGCTTTTGTCTTATGCCGCAGACCAACTGACTTTGGCTGACGTAAACGAGAAGTACTTAAAAGCCGCAGAAACAGAAATTACTTTCCGTTGTCCAACTAAGTTTATTCAATGCGACTTTGAAAAGGAATTTCCCGAAGGAAAGTGGGATATGGCGGTTGCTTTCGAGGTTATTGAACACTTGGAGAATTGTGATTTTTTCATAAAAAATATAGCGGAACACTTGGAAGCGGGAGGACATCTCGTTTTTTCTGTGCCTGAAATGGTGGCAAACCACGAACATAAAACCCTGTTTGACGAGCAGAAAATTAAGGACTTGATTTCCAAATATTTAAAGATTACTGAATTTTACAGGGATGATTTCAGGGCTTATACTGGCGCACCGAGATATGCAGGAGTGAAAGGATTTCTTGGGGTTGCCCGAAAGATTGACGATAGTGTGTATGACGAAAAGTTCTTTGATTTCTGCGAGCCTAATTGCGGCAGAGGGTCAAGGAACGCAAGACTGGCGAGAATAATTTTAAAACATAATCCGAAAAAAGTTTTAGATGTTGGCTGTGGCAGGGGACACCTTGTCAGGCTATTGCTGGACAAAGGAATAGATGCGACCGGGGCAGATATTTCCAGTGCGGCAGGAACATTAATACCGAATAATTTTATTAAATGCGATGCTAAAAAACTTCCATTTAAAGACAAAGAGTTTGATGTTGTTTCCTGTATTGAAACACTGGAACATATTGCGATAACCGACGTAGAAGAAACGATAAATGAATTGAAAAGGGTCGGCAAGATAGTAGTTGCGAATGTTTGCTGTAAGCCAGACAAGTATCCGATTTCAACACATTTAACGGTCAAGCCAATGGAATGGTGGAAACAATTTGATATAGAAGTTTTTTAGCACATTAACAGGGAGGAGAATAAGTGGCACTCACGGAAAATTTTGATTCATATTCTGATGGTGATTTAAACGGGCAAGGTTCTTGGAGTGGAGATGGAAATTATGATGTTCAAGGAACTACCGTGCAAGCAGGAACAAAGGCGGTTTCTTGCACTGGCGAGGCATATATTGCTAAATCAATAGGTGCCAATGAGTCTGGAAGTCAAATAGCATATATTAGAGCCGCCGCCACAAGCGGATATGCTAAGGTTTTATTGCGAGATAATAGTGCAGGAGCAACTACTGGCTCTATTGGGTTTGGAGACGGAACAGATGGCGGGGTAAATGATATTTTTGTTTCTGGTGCTTATGGAACCTATGAAACTCTTTTAACCCCCTATTCCGCAAATACTTGGTATAAGGTAGAGGTTGAATGGAACGCAAGTAATCAACTTAGGGGAAGGGTCAATGATGGAACTTGGTCTGATTATGTAAATTTTGGAAGCGGAGCAAGCGATGTTGACGCAATAGCAATGTATGTTGGTGGAAGCGTGAGTGCTTATTTTGATTCTTTCTCTGACCCAAATGCTTCATCTTCGTCTTCATCATCTTCAAGCAGTTCGTCTTCTTCAAGTTCGTCATCGTCTTCCAGCTCAACCTCCAGTAGCACGTCTACAAGCTCAAGTAGCTCTACGAGCTCAAGCACGTCTACAACCCTAACCACTTCTTCTACAAGCAGCACAAGTTCTTCGACTTCCAGCTCAACCTCCAGTAGCTCAAGCACAAGCTCTACCAGCTCTAGCACGTCTTCGTCAACCTCTACAAGCACATCTACCAGCACAACCTCGAGCACCTCTAGCTCTACCAGCACAACCACAACCGGGCCACCCACAGAAACCAGCTCAACGTCAAGCTCAACATCTACGTCTTCTAGCAGTACAACCTCGTCTACTTCAAGCTCAACGTCGACATCTTCTTCAACGAGTAGTTCTACGAGTTCGTCAAGCTCAACTTCTAGTTCGTCTTCCAGTAGCTCAAGCACAACATCTACTAGCAGCTCTACATCAACCAGTTCTTCTTCTTCAACCTCCTCGTCCACAACTACAACGGGACTATATGGATTTAGAGTTCCAATAGGAGAATTAAAAGAATTTAGACCAATTTTAGACATTTACGATATTAAGCCAATTTTGGCAAGAAAATGACAGGGGGTATATCCCGCTGTCAAGCTCTTTGACAACGGGCAATGGCCCGAAAATAAATGGCAATCATAGACCCACAAAAACTACCCAAAAAAATAACCGATAAGTACTCTATTGAGAGCAATGCTTTTAAGTTAGACAAAATTGTAAATACTGAAAAGGATTTATACACAGACGAACCCAAAGACGAGATAAATGTAATTGTCGGAGACGACAAGCAACCTGATAAATTTTATCCACAAGTTAAACTTGAACGCTGGACAAATGAAGTTAATTTTAGCGTTCGGTTCATTGACAATCAAATAGGTGAAAAAAAAGTTTCTACCGATAAAGAGAAGATTATCTGGGAAAAAGGAAATGTAAAGATTGAGAATTATGAATTTACCGAAGGCGAGGGAGGTTATAAGTTTGTCTGGTATCTTAAAGAAAAACCCTTAACGAATAAGATTGAGTTTACTATTCAGTCAAAGGGGTTAGATTTCTTCTATCAGCCACCCCTTACCCAAGAATACCAAAATGGCTATTCTCAAGAGTTCCAAAAAGAGATAGTAGTTTCCGAAACCCAAGTCAAAGACTTAGATGGGAATGTTTTAGTGGAACGCCCTGAAAAT